AACTCATGCGAGTCGGTCGACCAGAGGCGCCAATCGGCGCCCGCCGCCGACAGATTTACGCCGCCGGCGTTCGTGCCGAAGATGGTGTAGTAGGACACGGCGCTGAGCGCCTGCCCTCTCAACACAAGTGTCGAGACTGGGGTCTGAAGCAGCGCGAGCGCCGCCGGCGTCAATCGCACATCGTCGGCGATGCGAACGACGGCAGACGCGCCGGTCGGGATTGGCGAGGTGGCGACCGAGCCCGCCTCCAGCTGCCCATGCCAGAATTGCACGTCGGCTGTCGCGTTACTCGAAATGGTCCCGCGCAAGCCAACATCGAACGACCCCGATGCGCCCGCCGCGACCTCGGTCTTCGTAATGCGCTGCCATGTTCCATTCAGGGTGACGACCTGATAGGAGCCCCCCGCGACATGACGGAATACCAGCGTTGTTCCCGCCGCACCCTTGACGAAGAACGATCCGGTGTAGCTGGCGCCGGTGGTCAGACCTGCAACTGTCTGTTGCACGAACGAAAAATCCGACGCCGACGCGCCGGCGCCGGCGTCGAACTGCACGCGCGTCGCCGTGGTGGTTCCGTCCGGCGCGACGCCGTAATTCGGCGTCACGACCGGGGCGGACCCGGTTCCGCTCGCAGACTTCACCCATTGGCTCTGCGTGAAGTCGCTCGAATACTTGAGAAGGTTGGTCGCCGGCGCCGCCTCGATGAGCAGCCTCTTGCGGCCCGTCGAATAATCGAACGCGGGCGCGTTCGCCGCGGCCTGCGCGTAATTTCCGTTCGCGGCGACAGCCCATTTCGAGCCGCTCGAAAACGAGAGTATGTCCGCGATCGCGACGCCCGCGCCGTCGAGGATGAACTGCCCGCGCACGAAATCCGCGACCACAGACGGATGATAGCCGTCGAGCAGATTGCGCTGCGCGGCGGGAGCGGCATAATATAGAGATCGCACGAACGCTCTGGTCGCGGCGTCCTGCGGCGCTGCGGGGTCGGCCAAATTTGTCGCCCGTTTCCCTGCGAACGACGTGTTTCCCGTCGATTTATCGACGACGAGAGCCTCTTTCCAGGTCGATCCGTCGGCCGAGACCTTGACATGGAAATCGTCGTCGCCGGTGAGGCCGGTCTCGGCGCGACCGGAGGAGCCCGTCTGATAGAGATGCGAGGCGGTGTCGCCGGCCGCCTCCTTGTTGAGCTTGAAGCGCAAATCGCCGTCGCCGCCCTCGGCGGCATACTTTGCGGTCCACAACGTCGCATTGAGCTTTGCCGAGACCGGATTGCCCGCGTCGGCCGTCGTGCCGACGCCGAGCCTGATAAGACTTTGCAATTCCGTAATAACTGGCAGCGCTCCCGCCGGACCAGGTTGTCCTGCTTCGATCGAGATTGGCGTCAAACTCTGGACTGTTGCCGCACCTCCTGCTCCCGTGCCCGTTTCAAGTCGCGAGTTTGACCCTCCGGCATAGGTGAATTTTTCTCCACGCACGACGAGGCCGAACAAAGAACCGCGCCCATAGACAGCCCATTCATGGATCGTTTCGCCAGGAAGCAACCCCGCGGCGAATGTGAATGTCGAACGGTTGCTCGTGTCGCCGCAGCATAGATTGGCTTGGCCGTTGTAGCCGGCGCCATAAATTGTGTTCTGCGAGCGAAAGTAAATGGCAATTGCGCTGGCGCCGTCGCCGGCTGCGACCGCTTCGTCGACCGCCCCCTGCCACGACCCGGATGGCGTCTGAATCGTGTTGCGATTCGAGGCCGTCGATCCGACGCCGCACTGACCGGCTGAGTCGACGCCCCACGTTCGCAAGTGTCGCCCCAACCCGCCGACTGTTATGATCGCGAACGATGTTGACTGATCGCCCCCCGAACATCCGATGTCAAGGACAGCGCTTCCGAGTGATGTGATCTGCACATGTGACGTGACGGAATTTGTTCCGGCCGCGTAGCCGTCGGCCCGATTGGCGTTCACGTTGTCGCCTGAAAACCAGACCTGGCCTGACGTAAGTAGAAGGAGACTATAGCGCTGCGTAACGACCGCTTTCGCCACATTTGTCGGCGCAATCGTTGTGGCGGATGTTCGTGCAGCGGCCGTGCCGCCAAGGCCGAACTGACCATTATTGTCATATCCGGCAACGTGAACGCCCCCCGCCGTCGTTATCATCATGACGGAGACATTGTTGCCGCTTCCTCCTATGGCAACAGATGCAATGTTGTTGATCGACGACGATCCGAATGCGCCGCCTGCGCCGCCCCACTCGACGGGGGAATTTTGCTGCGATTGATTTCCAATCGCCGCTTCGCCAGTCGCGTTGAAGCCGCAATAGTAGACTTTGCCGTTCGAGCAACGGAAGAACACGCCGCGCAGCGTGTCGTCGTTATTGATCGTCGGAACAGGGATCACATCGACGACAGTCAATGAATTGCTGACGAAATAATCGATCCGCGTCGCGAGCGTGAGCGTTGTTGTGTTGCCGTGGCCAAGCACACCGTAGGTGTTGCCGCCCCATGACCACACTTTCCCGGCGTCATCGAGCGCAAAGCCGGAACTCGACGCGAGCCATATTTTCGTGATCGTCGGCGGCGTCTGAGAGGCAAAGGCTACCGGCTTGTATGAGCCGCGATTAGCCCCAGCCCCATCTCCATTGCCGGACGTTCCTCCATAGCCGCAGGCGAAGATCGCGCCGCTCGCGAACAGCGCGCCGAAAGCGCCGCCGGAAACCATCCTGCCCGCGGAAATAGCCAGCGCCGCTATACTACTAGGAGTGGCCGCGCCCAGTCGCCATTCGCCGCCGCCAAGCTGATAATCGATTGCGCCGACAAGCCAACCAGGATCTCTTTGACCGACAGAGCCGCCTTGCGAACCGAGCACGTCGTAATTCGCGCCGGGCGCTATCTTGGACGGCGGAATTGACCCGTTGGCCAGAGTGGAGACAATCGTCGCCGAAGTGAGATCGGCCGTCGAAAGCTTGCGCTTGTACCGTCGCCCTCCAACATCGACAAGCACTTTGTCCCCGTCGTGCGCCGATGAAATGTCGGCTTGATCGTATTCGAAAACATAGCCGTTGAACGCGACGGCGCCGCGACCGGCGAGGTTGAGTCCGGTTATTTCGCTTGGCGACGACAATCGTAAAATTACACGAGTCTGCTCGTACGATCGAACGTCGCCTTTTCCGGGCGGAACGCCATCGACGTAAGTGGTTTTTACCGGGTCTGTCACAGCGAAAGTTCCTCAAGCGTCGCAAGGCGTCCGCGCAATGTCGCCGATCCAGTTGAGCGGATATAGTAGGTATGAGACAGCGCATCGCTCGACAGCACGATGCACTTAAACGCGATTGCGCCGCTCGCTTGGCCGGCATACCATCGCGGAGTTGCTTCGCCGTCCACATAGACGGCAATCTGCGTCGCTGCGCTCGCTTCGCAGTGAAATTCGATTATGAGAAGATTGCCGGATTTCTGTGCGGCGTGCACTATCGTCGCAGCGACCACGCCGTTGGCGGACGTAGGTGGAGACGTGATTGTTCCAGACGACGTAAATGACCCTACGTCCTGGATGTGCGCGAATGCGACAAGCGTCGATGCCGTCGCCGACGACCACGAGCCGGATTTGTAAGTGAGTTTCAACGCTATCGCGAGATTGTAGACTTCCATGCCGTTGCGCGGCGCGAGGTAAGCCCATGCCGCGTTGAAGTATATGGCGACATAATTGTCCTTGCCGGACCATGCGCCTGTCGCTCCGCTCGCTATCAGATAGGCGTCGCCCGACGCAGGCGATCCAGGCGGCGCGGTTGTCGTCGCGTTGATGACGGGAATCGGACCGCCGGCGAACAGCAGCGCCGCCGGGGAAATGCTCGCGTCCGCGAACGTTGCGCCGAGGCCGGCCGTCCATGCGCCGGTCGTCGAAAAGTGGAAGAAGCCCAGCGGTGAAGCACTGTAGACAACTTGCCCGATGCGCGGGGCGGCAAAAACCCATCCCCGCTCGGTGTAGCCGGCGACGTGGTTCGCGTACGCCGCGAACGCGCCAGTCGGCGCCGCGGTGACGATCCACGCATTCCCGATGGCCGGCGACGCCGGCGGTGACGACGCGAACCCAAGCGCATGTTCGATGTTGATCGTGGAGATGGTCTTGAACCGCAGCCCATCCGACGACACGACGCACGTCACGCCGTCATGCGCGGTCGTCGTATCGGCGAGATCGACCGCGAACAAAGTCGTTCCGATCAAGATCGCCCGAATGTAGCCATCGGCTCCGTAATTGGCCTGGAGCGCCGCGACCGCCGCAGCCGAGGCCGCGACAAATGGCGTTCCTTCGATGATCGCCTTCCTGGTTTCGGCCGCCGACTTTGCGCCGACGACCGGAAGCCCGGAAAAAATAGGGTGAGTCGTCATTGCGCCACGCCCCTTTGCACGTAGGGCTTTTCTTCTATCGCCGGATCGAAATCGAACATGCTCGACGCGGTTTCGATCAACGTCGCTTCGATCATCGTCATGTTCTGGACAAGGATCGTTTTGTCGACGATGTAGGTTCCGTTGAACAACTCCATCAACTGCGAATCGAAACGAACGCAGTCGCCGCTTTCGAGTATGATCGCCGAAATGTCGAGTTGCACGGTTATCAGCCGCCCGAGTCGAGATTCCTTCAGGTGCATCGTCCCGAGCCTCTGCGTTCGCGGCGCGCCTGGAGAAAACGCGAATTCAATCGCCTTTTCGCGGCGCGCGCCATCGAAGGCGATCAAGTCCGCGCGCTCGATCACCGGGCCATCAACAATCTGGTAGTCGCTGTCCGGTTCGGAAAACCGCGTGCGCAGGACATTGACCAGTTGGTCGCTTGGCCGCTCGCGGCGCAACGCTATATCGCCCACGATAATACGGTCATGAATCGTGAACACCGGATCGCGCCAAAGCGCCGGCCTAATCTTGTAGGCGCCCATCGACCAGATCAGCCGGGCCATATTGGCCGTCAGCAGCCGTTCGAGAATTGTCTGCGGCGTTCCTGTCGTCTCGACGACGCCTGCCGCCGCATAGCGGGCTTCATACGCTCCAGCGCGCGTCTTGATCGCCTGATCGTCAATATTTGCGCCCTCTGCGATCGAAACCCAATCGATAAGCTCATCGCCCGCCTTAGCGCCGAACGCGTGCGTCAGATACCACGCCTGGAGCAATGTCGGCGACGCGCGGAACGTCCATGTCGACGGATCGTCCATGTTCTGCATTCTGTCGCGCGGATCGTATGGTTTCGCTCCCTCGATTTCGACCGACACATCGAACGACGACCCGAATACTTTTTCGTGCTCGTCCCGGTCGTTTCCATAGTGAGCGAGAAACACGATGCGGGCATTGCCGCGCTGTCGAAACGCGCCGCCGACCCAGGGGCACAGCGCTTGAATCAGAGGGTCTACCGTTTGGTCGTCACCGCCGAGACCAACCGATACCTGAAGCAGCCTGCGGCCGTCGCTACGCACCCACGGCTCGTTGTCTGCGAAGCCGATGTTGGACACGTTGGTTGCTGCGCTGCCCGTTCCGCCAACCGGATTGACGAGGTTCTTTCCGAGAATCACCTCGGTTCCGTTAACCCAGATGCGTTTGACAGCATTGATTTCGTGCGCAGCGAGCAACAAGCCGATGCAGAGATAGGGCGGTTTGACTTCCAGAAAAAAATAGGCGCCGGATGTCCTCACCGTCCCCAGCACGAGCCGCGCCGGAACGACGCCGCCGCGCACGGACACAGACTGCCCAGGATCGATCACGCCGCCAGACGATGCGGCCTGCGAAAGTGGGCTTGACGCTTTCGCCGATTGCGAAAGCCCGATGAAATGCTTTGCGACGCCAAGACCGAGCGTCGCCGTTGTCAGCAGGACGGAGCCGAGCGATAGGCTGCCGATTGCGGCTCCTACAGCGGTTGCGGCACTCGCCGCCAAGCCGATTCCGGCCGTCACCAGCGCTGCAATGCCGGAAAAGACCGCCATCAGCCAGCCGTGTTCGGCGCGAAGATCGCCGAAGCTTTTTCGTGGGAAAGAAAGGCGACGCCGCGATCCCAGCGCACGGCAAACCGCCCATTCGCGACGACGCAACAGCCGACGCAATGGCCGGGAAGATCGTTGAGCGCCCGAAAAAAGCCAATCGAACCGAGCGGAGGGACGCCGTTCCCTCGCCAGCGTGGCCACGCGATTTCGCGCATCCGCCGTGCGCCATGAACCAGCAGCCCCAGCGGGCGGTCCTTGAGCGCAGCCTCATGGCTGGCCCAATCGGCAACGACAGCATTGCCGAGAATGTCGCGGTTCGTGATGTGCTTCGCCATCCGCGCCGCGAAAGGCACGCAATAATCGTTCGGCATGGACATTGGACGCCCAAGTGCGCTCTCGATTATCGCGGTCAAGTCCTCGTCCATTGGACGCTCTTGGATGCAACGGTCGCCATCAGATCGAGACCGGAATCGCCGGGGAACCGCCGATGCTGCTCTTCTTGCGACCACATGACAGACGACGCCTCTTGCATCGTCGACAAGCCGCAATAGCCAACCAACGCGATGGTCGCCACGCCTTCTTTCGAGATTTGCAGCGTTTGTGTGTCCAACGTCGCTTCCGCGAGCAGAATCGGATTAGGAACGATAGACATGTCCTCGCGCAAAGCGGCGAGATAGACGAGCGCTTTGCGGCCCTTCACGTCCGCGTCCAAAATCTGCGCCGTCTCAGGGTCGACGCCGGAGAGCGCAAAACTCATCGCCTGCACGGCGCTGGTGCTGATTGTCTCGACATCGTCGAGCGACGCGAGACTTCCAACGCCTCGCCAAGTCGCACCGCCCCAGGAAATCAGCCCTATGCCGCCCCAGAGGCGGACGCGAGCGACGGGATGATCGACATCGAACAGCGGCGCGAGTCGGCGAACCAGACCGCGCGCCGGATCAAGCGCGGCCCGCATATCCGGCGTGATGGCGAGCATCAGAAGGGCACAATTTCCATGAGCGTCGCGCCGAACGAGCCTGACAACCCGCGTGAATGATATTCGACGCCCGCCTGATCTTCGGCGAACATGAACGGGCTTGTCGCGTCCTTCAGCCGAATTTGATCGCCGGAGACAATGTCGTATCGCAGGCGTGGCCGGATTGGAACGCGGGCAAATCCCTGAGCGTCGGACGGTGCGTCGAACGTCGCTCGGTAAAGGTAGCCGCCAATCTCCAGCAGGTCGCCGGACGCGATCCCGAGCGCTTGCGATGGCGTAAGCCCGCCGATCAAGATGGTGTCGGCGCCCGCCTTTGCCGCCGCGCCGGCGGCGGCGAATATCGATCCTTCGGACCAGCCGAAGCCGTCCGAAAACATCGTCGAATCCGACCACGGCGAACCCTGGCCGACGTTCGACGCGCCGGTAGACGGATTCCAGTTCGACAGATTGACGCCAGCGGCGACGCCGCGAGGAACTCGCTTCGCCGGATGAAAGATGCGAATTGCGCCAGACTGTCCGTCCGCGCGCGCGAGAATGGCCTCAATCCTGTCCATCTTGTCGCTTCTCAGATTATTCCACACCATCTTCGCCATCCACTGATGATATATCGGCCCCGTCACGAGGCGCGAGCCGGAGAATGGCGAGCCGGAAGTCAGGGACCGAGCGATCAAAGTGAATTCCGCAGTCGATGGCAAAATGTTGTCGTCGAGACGCAATTCCGCGCGCGTGCGAACCGCCGAAGTCAGCATCATCGATTATACAGCCCGCGCGCTTGCCTGGCGGCCAGTATCCCCGGCATGTCGCGCTTGATGCTGCGCTCCATTTCCGCCATTTGCGCGCGCAGTCGTGCTTCGGTCGACGGATCGGCGTTGTTGAACACCGGACTCATATTAACGACGACTGTTGGCGACTGCTGGTTATTGCTGTTTGCGGCCCTTCTGGCCGCTTTGATGGCCACCGCAACATTCGCCTGCTGGGCCGCATTGAGAATGACCTCGCCGGCATGGGCGATGACCGGCACCGCGCCACCCGACGCAAAGTGCGGAGCGCCGACAAAAGCGGACAGCGGCGCGGGCGCCATGCGTCCGCCGGGCGCGCCGACAACGCCGCCATCGGCAAAACCGAAGAAGTTGCCGATCCCAGACAATAACCCGCCAAAGATTCCCGCGCCGCCTCCGGCCGCGCCACCCCCGAACAAATTGCCGAGCAAGCCCAGGTTCGCGGACCCTTGGTTTCCGAGCGCCGCCCCTATGAGCCTGTCGATTCCGTGCGACATGAGACGGTCGCCGATGCGCGAAAGCGTCTCTCTCAACGCTTCGCCCGCGCTTTTCGCATTCATCAAGCCTGAGGCGAGGCCGCCGAGAACGTCGCGGCTCGTGCCTCGCAGCAAATCCAGGTCCGAAATATAGCGGCTCTGCGCTTCTCTGGAGCGTTCCTGCTCCACAGTTAGGCGTCCGTAATTCGCCGCAGTATCGGATATTGACGCACGAAGCTCGTCGAACTTCTGTTTGCCGAGGCTGTTTTCATTGGCGCCCTGCGCCGTGAACTGATTGTAGAGTTCCTGTTGCTTCGTCGCGCGCGCGACGGCTTCCGTCGATTGCCCGAACGTCGCGACCTGCACGCGCAGCAAGTCGCGCTGGCGCTCGATTTCCTTGTTGCTGTCTTCGAGCGGCTTCTGAAATGTCTCATAGGTATTCTGGGCGCGCTGGTCGCCGAACCCGACGGTTGTCCGCGACGACAAGGCGTTGGCGGCGGCAGTTCTGTCTCCGGGGTGAAGCTTGAATCCCTCCCACGCGCCGAGGCCCTGCTTGAGCGCGATCCAGTCCGCCATGCGGCGTTGATTGTCCGGCGAAAACATCGCGTTTTCGCCGAGACCAAGCGCGCGCATCGCGTCGCGCTGCGTCGTGTTCGTGATCTGGAATGCGCCCTTGGCGGACGAGTTGAGCCCCTGAACGGCGCGAACGCGGTCGCCCCAGGCCAGGGATTCCCGCATCGTCATTTCGACAAGCGGCTTCGGAGAACGCATGTAGCCGAGCGACGTGTTGTAGGGGTCGCCAAAACGGCCGGTTCCCTCGGCGCGGATAATGGCGTCGTAAAGAGAACCGCCTCCAGAACCGGTCCGAGCGAAGATCGGGAGCGACCGCGCCTCGCCACCGATCCGGCCGGCCTGTTCGAGAAACGCGTCGACCAGCTTGCGCGCCGCGTCGGCCGCCGAATTGAACATTTCCGCCATAGGCGACGCAACGCTCGGCAGATTTTCTTCGCGAAACTTGCGCTCGGCGATGTCGATTTCCGCCTGTCGCCGTTCGAACGGCGACATTTTCGCGAGACGCAAATTGTCCGCCGACGTGCGAACGAGATCGTCAACCTTGCGCGCGGCCTCTGCGTGCATCTTGGCCCGCTCTGTCTCGACGGCGAGCGCTGCGCGCGTCACATCCCCCGTCTCGCGCAGCGTCTGGACCCGCGCCCGCTCCATCGCGACGGCCTCGCGCTCGGCATAGGTGCGAGCGCCGATCTCGCGCACGGCCAGGGCGGCGTCTCCACGCTGCTTTTCGAGCGCGGACTGCCAATTCTCGATTTGAGTTGTCAAATGCGCGAGCGCGGAGCGCGCGCCGATGGCGGCGTCGCCCATCTTTCGCACAGTCTCCGGTTCGCCCAGCGCGCGCCTCAAGAGAGATTGCTGGCCCTCCAAATCACGTTTTTCGAAAGATTCCGGCGACAGCCGCCGCGCCGCAGCCGCCGCGTCTTGAGACAGCCGATTCATTTCAAGATCGCGCGCCGCGCGGCGGGCAGCTTCCCGCGGCTCTTCGATCTGCCGCTCCAGGTCGCGGACGCGCGCGGCAGCGGCGGTCTCGCCCGGATAGGCGCTTTCGCTCGCCCCGCGCCGGGCGCGAAGATTGAAGAACTCACCGCGCGCCGCTGCGATCTGCTCTTGCAGCGACGGCCCGTTCTTGAGCCGGTCGATGGTCGGACCGAGGCCAAAGAGGGGAGTCGTCGCCCAGGTTTTGATCTTTTCCCAGATTTTTTCGAGTTCCGACGAAGTCTCCTTGGCCTTGCCGATTTCCTCGGCCAGACGCGCGACGGCGGCCGCCTGGGCCTCGGCATAGCGCCCGCTCTGCTCGAGCGACCTCACCATCTCCTTGGTCGCGAAGTCGATAGCGCCAAAGCGCTTCTCCATCGCGCCGAGACTTGAATCGCCGACGATCTGGGAGATTTCCTGCGCGGCGTCATCGAGGGAAACCCCGAATCCTCGCGCAAAGCGCTGCGTGTTCTCGACGAGCGACTGGATATTGCCGCCGCGGATGCCGGCGCCGGCATAGCGTCCAGCGAGATCGAGGCCCTGCGATCCGCCAAAGCCGCCAGCCGCCGCGCCAGCGACGCCAATGCCGCGAAGTTGCTCGGCCGTGACACCAGCCGCGCGCCCGACGCCGTTCAGAGAGCGCTCAATAGCGCGCTGCTCGGCGTCGAATTTCATCCATGCCAGCGTCGCCACGCCGATGGCTCCCGTCAACAGCGTCAGCGGATGAACCGCGACGCGAAGAGCGGTTACGCCGAAATCCTTGAGCGCGGCGCCGGCGCCCGCGCCGCTCGACGAAAACACATCGGCGATCTGCGCGCCTTGAGACGTGAGAATCATCATGGGCGACGCGCCCATGGCCGCCATCGTGCCGACATCCTGAAGTTGGCGGCTAAGATTGACCCACTCGTGCTTTGCAAGACCGGCGGCCTTGGCGTTGTCGTTCATGTGCGACGTGGATTTACGGGTCGCCTCGATCGCGGCTTCGTGCTTGACCCGCAGCGTTTCGAGCGCGCGAAGATTGGCGTCGGTGATCGTCACGCCTTTGGCGCGCTCGGCTGCGATCAGCGCCTCCATGCGGGATAGCCTGCCGCCGGACGCGGAAACCGCGTCATTGGCGCGCGTCATCGCCTCCAGTTTCGAGGCGCTGCGTGTCAGCGCCTTTTCGCTGATCTCGGTCTGCCGGACGAGCACCTGAGCGCCCTCGGCCGCGCCGCGTTCGGATTTGGCGAGCGCATCGAAATCCGCGGCGGCCTCGCGCACGCCGCGCGTCTCCATTTCGGCGCGATATTTTTCGACGATTTCGCTGAGCTTCATGATGGTTCTACGTCAGATAGACCACGATCGCCGGCTGGCGGCGATTCTTTCGAATCTGGGCGCGCTGCTTGCGCGCCGATCCATGGACCGAGGCGAAGCGCCTCGCCCAATCGTCGAGGAACGGGTAGCCGCCGGGCGTCGGACCTTCAGGCTCGGCATAGGTGAACTTGATCCTCGCCACGTTCGAAAACCGGGCATTGGCCATGGCCGCGACGGCCTCATAGACGTGTCCGGGAGCGTATTTGCCCTTGCCACGCTCGATCTTGCGCGCGTAAGCGACGGTCGGAACAAACAACACCTCGCGCGCGCCTACGGCTTCGAGCGTGTCGTCGATCTCGCGTCCATCGGCGTAGACCTTGAAGGTCGAACGATAGCGACCCGTAAAAATCGGCCCTGAACGCGCCAGGAGATCGGCGATGTAATCGACGACGCCGACGCCGAGATCCCAGCGCGCCTCGATCGCGCCGCCATCCTTGACCGATGCCAAGTCGCTTGTCGCGCGGCCGTCGACGAATGTCCGATACTGCACATCGTGTCCGACCACGGCGTCGTTGGCGCGATCGATTTCATCGATTCGGCCGCGAGCGACTTCGGCGAAGCGCTCGCGGCGAACCTTAGAGCTGAAGACGTGATTGGCGGAAAAAATCTCGGCGCGATCGACGACCGGGAACTTGACGCTCGCCGCCATCACTTTCCCTTCTTCGCTTCCTCGGCCGCCTTCTCGTTGGCCGTCGCGATGAACACCGCGTCCAGGCGTTTGATCAGCGTGTGAAAGCGATCAAACTCGTCGCGCCCGTCGATGCCATATCGGCTTGCGTAGCGGTCAATCGCAGCGAAGGGGATCGACCCGATTCCGCCCATCGCACCGATCGGACGGTCGCTTGAGATCGCCCAGAAGGCGTTCCAGACGAAGACCAGGTGCTCTTCGATTTCCGGCTTTTCGAGCAGCGCCCTGGGGGTGTCACCCTCTGCGGCGAGGTCGCGCAGCCATTGCTCCGACTCGCCCCACTCCAAGGCCCATTCAAGGGCCTCGATCAGTTTTTTGCAGACGCCTCCGCCTCGGCAAGATCGTCTTGCCCGACGACGTCGGCGGCCCATTCGACAGCCCAATGCAGCACGGCATAATTAGGATCGGCGAGCAGATCGGCCGCCTTCTCCTTGGAGAAGGCAAGGGGGGCGTCGTCATCGCCTTCGATGCCGCTCCAATCGATCAGGATCGTCTCGGAAAGCAGCTTGATGTTGATCTTGTCGAGATCCATGGGATCAACTCCCTTCACGCGCTCCGCGCGCGGGATCCCAGCGATCAGCTTGGCTCGAAGACGCCGGTAGTCCGCATTGGCGAGTCCGCGGACCTTGAATTTGACCCCCGGCAGGATATGGTCGACCGAGACCCATCGGCCGGTTTCGATCGCCGCAGCGTTGATAGCGATGTCCGACAGCTTCAATTTGCTTCTCCTTTGTTCGCGCCTTTCTTCGCTGAAGGCTCCACTGCGACCTCGCGCGCGAGGCCCTTGCCGATGATCAGCGCGCCGAAGGCGTCTGGCGCCTCGACGACGGAGCCGGCCTGGAAGACCGTTTGTGATGCTTCCGTGTCATCCGGAAAGCCGGTGAAGGTGGTAAGGATTTCGACTTTCATGGCGCAGGCCTCCATTATGCCACGGCGCGCGTGATGCGGATCGAGCCGCTAATCCCGGAGTCGTAAATCGCGCGGAACGGGACGTTGATCATAACGTCGTCATTCTTGCCGCCGAGACGCCTGGCGCCGTCGAGGAAGCGCACAACCGGCATGTTGATCGTGTATTTCTTGTCGGTCACCGCGCCGACGGTCAGGCTGATCGCGCCGCCGCCGTGGTCGAGGACAGCCTGATAAAGCGCGTTCGATTCGAAATAGGCGTCGAACGATCCCGTCACGTCGATCTGGCCAGAGCCGAAGCTGTCCGCATAGAGGGAGCCGACGATATCGCGAATGCGGAGATTGTTGGCGATGTTGAGCGACAGATTCTTGATTTTCGGCACCGGCGAGAGGCCTGCGATCGAGAGGCTCGCGACGGACACCGAGGTCTCCGGAACATTGGTGTTCGGCGCGGTGTAGGTCGCGCCGGAGATGATCGCCGTCGCCAAGCTCTGTTGCTTGCCCATCAACTTCATCGATCCCGTCACGCCCTTGCGCGCCGGGAAGTTCAGGGCGAGCGAGTCGACATCGACGCCGGTGAACCGCGAATAGGCGAACGATCCGGAACCGAGGTCGACGGTCTCCTCGAAGGTGAAGCTCTGCTCGACGGAGCTGTTGGTCAGGACGTTAGTTGTCCAGGACCCGAAAAGTGCGCCGGCGAGGAGATCGTCGAACGTGCCGTAGGTCAGTTCGAAATCATATTGGCCGTCAACGTCTTGAGCGACCTGATATTCGTCTCTCACGTTCCGGTCGAGCCGGATTTCGTCGGAGACGACGGTCGTCTTTTTGGTGAGCATTTCGCCGCCGGTGCGGCGGATTTCGAGGAACGTCGGCGTCGCCGGCGTCGTTCCGTTTGTCGTCTCGGCGATATAGGCGACGCGCGTGCGCGACGTGGAGGCGATTGCCATTGTCGATTCCTTTCTTCGTTACCCGGCCACGTCAAAGCGATAGGGCGCGGCAAAGCTCAGTTCGAAGTAAGCGCCGTCGTCGTTCTCGTCGTTCACGATGGGCGGCGACGCCTCCCAGATCACGCCGGCGCCGCCGGAGAACACATGGCTCCTCAGCGCGGCGCGCAGCGTGTCGATGCGCTGCGCCCAGGGCGCAGCGGCGGGATTAACGCCGTGACCAATCGGAACAGCGAGCGCGACACGAAAGGCGCCCTCCTCGCGATAGATGTTGGCCCCCGGCGCGCCGACGCTGATGAGAGTCTCGGTCGCGACCGGATAGGTCACGATCAGGAACGCCGATCCATCGTCGGGGACTTTTCCAGTGTCGTTGAGCGCCTTGATTGGCGTGTGCGTCCAGTTTGCCGCGATCAAGGCCTCGATCGCGGTCATGACGGCAAGAGAGGCCACGCGCTACGCCCCAGCGAGATCGAGCTCGTAGGCGATCAGCACGCCTTGGACGCGTCGCGTCGCGTCGTCGACCGCGTGAATGACCAGCGTCTTTCCGGCCCAAACCAGCCGATCTTGCTTGGGCAGGAAGGGTGCAGGAAAGCCGCTCGCCACAACGTCCTCGGCGAGCACGATCGCCTCGCGCAAGCCCTGCTGGATAGCCCCGGTCACGTCGTCGGGCCGAAACTCTCTGACGCGCGCGCGCACGGCGTAGTCGCCGGCGCCGGCGCCCGATAGGCGGCGCAGCGTCACAGTCTCGCCGTTGACCATCTGCCGGCGATAAGACCCCATCGCGGCGGCAGGGGTCATATGGCGACAGAGCGGTAGGGGTGGAGCATTGACGCGGCGACGCCAGATAGCGCGCTCATTGCCGAACCGCTGGAGGAATTGACCCAGAACTCCATCTCGCTCACTCCATCGACCCGTTCTCTGCGAAGAAGGGGATCCCGTGATGCCGCCGACCATTGCTCGCGCAAAACAGTGATCGCGGCGAGCTTCAACGACTCTGGAACTGTCGCGAAGCCGGCGAGATACGTGATGACGATCTTCGTTGCCGGCCAGCACACGACGCCGCCAGATGCGTCGAGTCTGTTGATGAGACCGGCCGCTTTTTCAGCCTCGTAATCGGCGCCGGTCAGCGCAACGTCCGCCTCGACGATGCTTGTGATTGATTCGACGAAGCGACGTGCGAGACGCAGGGGGTTGACGCGGCGTTCGAGGCGGAACGTCTCGATGATCGTCTCCCGCCGCAGCGTCGGCGCGGTCACGCCATCGGCGGCGACGCTGCACTCGCGCGCGATCATATCCGATATTTGCAAGCCGAGCGTCGCAAGCGCAGCGTCGCTGCCAGAGCCGGCGATTCCAAGCGCGGCCTTCATCTCGGCGAGCGTCAGCAAATTTCGATCCGTCGCCGGCGCCGAGACGATGAACATGCGTCAGGCTTTCGAAGCCGGCGAGATCGGACCGCGGGGCACAATGGGCGGCGGCTTTGACGCGCCCGAAGCCGGCGGGGATTGGGCAGGCTTTTCGTTTTTCTTCTTGTCGGCCTCTGTGTTGATCTTGTCCGCTTCCGGGTCGATCAAGCCGGCTTCGACGAGCCCCGCAAACACTCCATCCGCAATGTCGTACGCTTCGCCTTCGTTGAGACGGAGAACAGAAATGCCATCCGGAGAGTAGTCGAACGATTTTTTGACGAGAGCCTTCATTCATCTGCCTCCATGCTGGCCCGCGCGGTTTTTCCGCGCGGGCGCCGGTCACCTTACGTTTAGGCCGGCGGATTGCTGGTCGGAGCCGAGCGTGGGTTGCCGAGAATCCAGACTCCGGCGACGAAGGCGTTGCCGGTGTTGTTCGCGGGCGTCACGGTCACGCGGGCGTAACGCTTGCCGCCGACATAGCCGATCTTGAACGCCTTATCGTCGTCGGCGAAGGTGAATCCGGCCTGTGCCTCGGTTCCGAGCAACTGCGAGTCGGCAACCGCCGCGGCGTCCGACAGGTTGGCTGCGGCCCCGTCCTCGACCAAGACGGTGAACGTTGCGTCGGCGTCAGCCAGCGCGCCGGTCAAGATCACAAATTCAGCGGACTCATAGCCGGCCATGTCGATGATCTGCGACACGAACGGCGTGTTGTCCGCGACCGCGGCTGCGGGCGAAATGCCGCGCTTGACGTGGATGTTGTTGTGAAGATCGCGAGAGGCCATGTCTCGGCGCTCCTGATTTGAGTGATGGAATGGAAGGCGGCGCGCTCGTAACGCGCCGCCGACGATGCCGCGTTAGGCCGCAATCTTGAGCTTGCGCAGCGCCTCGGGGAGCACCACCTGCCCGCCGAGACGGCGGCGGAAGATGAACCGGACATTGCCGGAAGTCGCCTGCGTGTAGGGATCGCGCAGGAACTCCATGCTGATCCGGTCCGCCAGCGTGTAGCCGCGGCGCCAGTCGCCGAAAACGACCGGATAGGCGTTCGCAGCGACGTTCGGCATGTCGGGCATTTCGACATAGGGAGCGCCGAGGATCGTGTTCGGAATGCCGCTAGCGAGACCCGGCGACCAGAGATACTGGTTCGTCGTGTCCTTGAGCTTGCGGATCGCCCCGAGCGTCGTGCGGTTGAGCCCGAAGGCCGCGTTCCGAGAATAGGCGGTCTTGATCGCGTGGAAGAGGTTGATCAGACCGTCTGCTGTGACGAGATTGGCGTCACCTGAGTTAGTCTCGCCGACGCTCGCATTCACGAGCACGCCCTGCGGCTTGCCGACGCCGTTTCCGGAAATGACCGCGGCGCCTTCAGCGACGGCGAACTGCTCCTCCGCCTCCATACGCAGCTCCGCCTCGATGTCGAAGGCGGAATCCTCGAGCATCTGATTAGAGATGTCGACCAGCGCATAGAGTTCATGCAGCGGCATTTCCTCGAGGCCATAAGCCAACCCGGTCGTTTCTGTGCGGTTCCCCTGCTCGGCGACCCACTGCGCCGCGAACTGGCCGCTGCGCTTCGGAATCTGGATCGACTTTGCCGCAGTGGTGCGCACCCGAACCAGAGCGCGCACGGGGCTCATTTCCGTCACCCCCTTGATGATCTCGCGGACGTATTCCAGGGGAGCGAGGTAGCCGCCGGCCGTGTCGTTGGAGATGTTGAGCGACTTGTATTCTGCGATCGCGTCTTCCACGGACTTCCGATGCTCGGCGCCGAGATTGACCACTCCAATAGTGTGGGCGGCGATGACGGCGCGGAGCCAATCGTTGGCCCGCTGCTTCACTTCCGCCGCATTGCCGCCGCGCGCCGCGCTGGGAATGCGCGCCATAGCGACCTCCATGCGGTCGACCGCCTCGCGGGCGGCCTTGGCCTGCTGCTCGGCGAGCGTCAGCTTCTGGTTGACGCCCTCGTAGCCGGCGAGCGTCGTCTCGATCTTCGCCAGCTTTTCGGTGACGAGCGGATCGGCCGCGCCCTTCTTTTCGATTTCCGCCAGACGCGCATCGTTCGTCTTCTTAAACTCCTCGAACGCGGTCATGACGGGATTGACCGCAGCGTCGACTGCGGACTTGATTTCGTCGGGTTCCATGATCTTTTCCTATCGTGCGATGGCTGCGGCCAGCGCGCCCATGCGCTTGCGCAGGTGCTCTGACAGCACTTCAGCCGGCGGCGCTTCGTCACGAAGGCTTTTGGCAACGTCCTCCGCGTCACGCGGAAGCTTCTTGCAGAGGACCGCGACAGCCGCCTTGGCGTCGCGCCGAGAAAGTTTTGCTTCGTCGCGAAGCGCGTCCTCCAATTCCCGAGGATTGAAAATATGCGGATCGATGAGCCCCGAAGCGCTCTTGATGAAATTGACCCGTGCGAGAGGGTTCATCGGATCATCGACGATCGAGACCTCTTTCAAATCTATCTCCTTGATGGTGCGCGCCGGCTCGCCCATTCGGCCGCTGCCCTTACGCGATCCGTGCGGGGGAACGCGGTAGCCGATCGAGAGTCCCTTGATCGCGCCCTCCTTGAGGCGCGCCATGTTCATCTTCCCCTGTTCGGTGTCGAGCCCGATCAGCCGGCCTTTCACGACCAAGCCGGTTGCGTCTTCCTCGATCGAATCCCAGACGCCGATCGTCCCCGCCTTGCGGTCGTGGTTGTAGTACATCGACGGCTTGCCGCCCGTCATCGCCTTGGTCGAAAGCGACTTAGCGAAGGCGCCGCGCTCGATCATGTCGCCGCCCTCGTCGACGTTGCCGAAGACAGCGCCATAGCCCTCGAAATAGCCGGGCGGGCACTCCACCCCCGCGAATTTCAGTTCAAGGGGGACGCTGATGCAGCCAAGTTCCATTTTCAGTCTGCCCTCGGTTTCCAGCTCTCGTCGATCTCTTGGAAGATTTCCGGCCCGAACCGAAGCGGCCCGCGGAACGGCTCCACTTTCGAAAGATCGACTCTGGCGGCGTCATCGGTGATCGTGACGTGAGGCTGATATTCTGGCCAATCCCACGATGCCCCGGCCTCTCGGATTTCGTGATTGCGGCGAGTCAGCGCCCACGAAGCAAATTTCAGAGCGACGGCGCCTTCCTTCCCGATCGGCTCGACCGCGCGAGGGCCGCCGGGCGCGACTATCAACTCTCCCTTGCCATCATCGACAGGATACTCCTCGCCGACGCGCATCCAGTCGATCGGCGAGCGGCTGTAGGCGATGGTGACATGCAGATCATCCGAGGCGAGCGTCGGTGCGAAGCCCTGCGCCATCGCCCACGCGAGGAACTCGTCGGAGTTCAGGAGCTTGCGCGAGACGTATAGTGTGCGCGGCTTGATCGATTTTTCGCCATCGGTAACTTGCCCGACGTGACCATCAGTCGCCGTCGCGCCGGGCGAACGATCCGTCGCTGGCGCCATGGTGAGCGGCGACATGACATGATCGAGGCTCGCCTCCGGATTCCACCCGTCGTCTTCGCGAACCTCGTTCGGCGTCAGCCAGCCGGGGTTCGAATTGGTCCCGAGCGCAGCCTGGTAATAGCGCGTACGTGCTTCCAGCGACCCGCGCGTCAACTCGCTCGTGTCGATCCTGACGTGATAGCCCTCGCGGCGCTCCGCCGCCGTGAGCAGCTGCGTGTTGATCGCCGCCTTCAGGGCCTTGATCCACCGCTGAAGTGTGTAGCGGACATGGGCGTCGAAGAACGCCTCGGCGCTTGCGAACGTCGGCGATTGATCGCCGGCATGGCCAAGCATGATTGGAAATACGCCGAGCACGCGGGCGATTTCCTCAATTTGATGCTTCCTCGTTTCGAGGTGCTGGGAATCGACCCCGGTCATGGCCAGCGGCGTATATTTGAGGCCGCCGCCAGTGATGATCGTTTTCATGGCGTTGGCGACGCCGGCATAGGCTTGGTTCAGTTGCTCGCGCAGCAATTCGACTTGCGCCTTGTCAACCTTCTGCTCCGTCGAGAGTAGGCCGCTCGGCCGGACGCCATTCGAGTGGAGACGCGCCTGCGACTCTTCCGTCGCCCGCGCCAGACCGATGGCCTCGCGCCCAACAACCGCAGGATCGAGCCCCTTGAACGGGCGCCACGACGGCCCGCAGAGGTGAAAAACATCATCGGCGCCAAGCGACGCATATCCGCCGTTCTCGAAAGTCACGTCGAACCGCTTCCGCATCATCGGAATCGTGAGGTCGACAGCAACACTTTCCGGGCGGATGGGAATGAGCTCGCGCACCTGATCGGCGACGACCACCTTGTATGAGACGCTGTTGCCCGTCGCCGCAGCGTGCATCAGGATCGTCGTGAAGAACTGAAACGCGTCCTGAAGCTCGCTTGGCCGATGCAACAGCACGTCATAGAGCGGATGATCGACGGCCGGCTCCGAGCCCTTTCCCCTTGGAAGTTGCCGGTAAATCTCGACAGGAAGCTGCGAAATCCCGTCGGCGATGACCATTACGCCACGGAAAAACGACGGCACTTGCAGCGCCGCGACAGTCGAGACGTCCGTCCCGGATTTCGTCGGGATGCCCCAACCGCCGTTGATCGCGGCCCAAAGATCAGGCGATATATCGACGGACTTCGTCTCCTCCTCGGCGCGCGCGGGAGCCGAGGCTGGCTTGTGACCGCCGCCGAAAAGCCGTCCGAACAGGCCCATCAATCCTCACAGGACAAAGATTTCAGGGGCGGGCGCAGTCGCCGGAGCAGGGTTGGCGCTCATGAGCGTCGCAGCGTCGAGCAGCGCCATCAATGGGTCGATCTTCGCCTTGCCGCTCGCCTGCTTTGTGATGACCACAGCATTGCCCTTCATTTCGAGCTTTGCATTCGTTGCCGCCCAGGACATGATCGCTTGACCGCCATGGATCAGCGTTCGGCTGAACAATCTGCGCTCGCAATCGATGATGACGCCGTTCAACTTGTAGCCTTGCGAAACCGCGAGAACGCGATCAAGGCCGATGCCGACACAAGCGAGCTTGTCTGTCAGGCTTTTTGCCCCGACTGGGTCCATGCCGACCCCGGCCAGAAGACCGGCATCGTCGATTCTGTGAACGATCTCGGCGATTTCGATCTCCGCGTCGTCAAGATTTTCGACGACCGTCAGTTCTCCGGCCGCGACGAAATCCTGATATTTGACCTGCTCGGATTTCCGTCTTTCGAGCGCGATCTGTGCGCACCATGTGTGGTTCCATGCCAGCCAGCGGCGAAATCTTACGTCTTCTTCGCCGCGTTCGCGGCCGATGACGCAAAAACCATAAAGATCGTCGAGGCCGCCCCCATCGACGCCGACGGTCACGACATCGCATCGCGACAGGATGTCGTCCAGTGTCAGACAGCGGTCCGCCGACGCATCCCAATATTCGGCTCCGGGCCACGCGTCGCCGGCGCTGCGACTGCCGATCTGAACATTGAAGTGCTGGGAGGCGAAAAGCGCGAGCGCGTCTTTGCCGCGCTCCTCGGCTTCAACGAGCGATGTCTCGAGGAAATCCGGGCGAACAGAGCGTCCGTAATTCGGATTGATGATCGGCCAATACTTGCGGTCGCGCCAGTTATCGGCGAGCCGGGGCGGCAGCTCGTAGAGCACAGGCAAAAGCGGCAGCGCCAGCTTTCCGTCGCGCACCGCCCTCGCCTTGGCGAGTTCTTCTTTGAACACACCCTCTGGCGACGCTTTCGATTGCGTTGTGATCGTAATCAGGAAGCCGTCCGGCCGCGCCGCGAGCGCGCCACGAAGTTCGACCATGATTTCTGCGGTCTTGGGCGACAGCGCCAACTCGTGCAACTCGTCGATGAGTGTTCCGACTTGCTTTCCGCCCGTCACGACCTTTGTGTCGGCCGCCTTGACTTTCAGCGTGGCGCCCGTTCCGCGCCGCATGATGGTGCGGATATGTCCCTGCGGTTCGTAGAACGCTTTGGCCAATTCAGGGTCGGCCCGGATTGTCCGCGCGGCCTGCCAAAACGAAATGTCTGCGATCTCCTTTGTCGGCGCGACGATCACGAACTCGGCGGCCGGACGATCGTTGATCAAGATCGCAGTCAGCATGATCGCGGCAGCCGCGCTGCTCTTTCCGTTTTTCTTTGGAACAAGCAGGAAGAACTCGTTCAGCGCGCGCCGTTTGGCGATCGGGTCATATGACCCGAAAATCGCTTCGACAATCGGGAACAACCACGGGCCAGCCGCCTCGCCCATCGTCGGCATCCCATGCACATCGGGGATGCGGAGCCGCTTGAGCACTCTCAGCCCAAGATCGGCCTCGCTCGCGAAGAGCGGCAAGTCCGGGACGAGCGAGCGGCCGGAAAGGAGACGATCCTCCCAGTCTTTGCAGCTCGTATCCCAATTCATAGGAGAGTTAAGACTTTGGCCTGTTTTTTCTGATTTTCCAGCGCCCACATTGGCCTCAGATTTGACAGCCCCCAGCAGGCCTTGAAGTCCGGATCATCGGCCGTCACTATGTTGAACGATGAAACCGGGACGATATGATCAATATGAATTTCTCCATTGAGCAAGCGCTCCCATGACATGCCGTGCGTGAACTGACGTTCAATATGTTTAGCGAACTGCTCCTTCGTATACCCGAGGATTTCTTCCGTTCGCTTCGACGGCACGCGCGTGAGCATCTGACGAAGGCGCGCCTTGATCCGCTTCTTCAACACATAGGCCGGGTCTTGCCGGCGCCGAGCATCGCATCGGCGCTGCTTTTCCCTGACCTTGTCCCGGGTGCGCTCGCGTCGCAAACGCTCGCTCTCGCGAATCTTGTCGCGATTTTCCGCCTTCCATTTGCGCTGGGTCGTTAGCGCTTTCTCTCTGTTCGCGGCCCGCCATTTTCTTCCTGCCGCAGCGGCGCGGCCGGAAGAAACGTATTCGCGTTCGTACTTCTTGCGCTTCTCCGCAATTTCTGGGTCGCGGAGACGCACCCTGACGCCAGCGTTTCGACATTCCTTGCACTGGCCACGAAGCCCATATTTTCCCGCCGCATTACGCGAGAAATATTCGGCAGTCGCGAGCTTCTCGATCCCGCAACAAGAACACGTCTTGACGAGGTCCGGGCACGCTGTGGACCATGCCGTTTCGGTCAATTCGGGCGCCCGCGCGGAAGGAGATCGTCACCCCAGTCGGTGCCGACGCCAGCGCTCAGCGCCGCCTCCTGCGCCGCCTCTTTCTTACCGACATTGGCCGGCTTCGGGGCGGACCGACGCGATTCCGGTGTCGCGCTGATAACCGTTTTGTCAGCGCATACGCGCCAGGTCATTTCCTCGAGCTTCTTCTGCGCCGACACGTTTCCAGCACGCGCGGACTTCCAAAGGAGCTGGATGGCCTCGGCGCGCTTTTTTGCGCGCGCACCACGGATGTTCTCGGCGAAATGTTTTCGCAACGTCTCCGTCGAGCAACCGACAGCCCGCGCCGTATCGTCCTCGGACACCCCGGAGCCGATAAGCTCCTCTACCTTCCGGATCAGCGCCGGCGTCGCTCGGAATTGAGGGCGTCCCGGCCTTCTTCGTGCGACCAATGCCAAGCCTCTGTTTCTGTGCCACTTCTGCGGTTGCCCGGAATTTCTAACGGCGGCAAAAAAATTCTGCGCGTGAGACCCAACCCGATTACCACCCCCACGCGCCCCAGAGACTTAAACCCCCACCCCCTGGGGCCGGCCGAGGCGGGTGCGGCGAGAGGCTGCGGTCTTGCGATTGGAGCACGCGAGACAGAGCGTCTGACCGTTGGCGGGGTCGAGCGGCGCGCCTCCGTCTTCGAGTTCACGGATATGATCGGCGATCAGGCGGACGCCGTGACCGGTCGCCCCACATTTGACGCAGGCAAGACCGTCGCGTTTCAGGACGGCGAGACGCCACTTACGGTGCTCTTCGGTCTGGTAGTGGGCGGCGTTCTTCCCGCCTTCGGTCTTGGGGAATGAAGCCCGCGCTTGGGCTGCGGGCTTGAGACGCGAGGGCAGTGTCCGCAGCGCCATCAGGCGGCGTACGGCTGGGTGGCGCTGGCGGTGGTGGCGTCGGCGGTCGCAATGAGCGACGCAATCTGCTGGCGCATGGCCGCGGCTTCAGCCTGCAGGTCGATCAGCGCCTGTTTGTCGTCGTCGGCGGCGGCAACGGCGGCGGCCGTGGCGGCGCGATAGTCGTTGAGCGCTATCTCGAGGCTGGCGATGTCGGCCTTGAGGGAGGCGATTTCCTGCTTGGCGGCGCCAGATTCGGCGGACATTAGATGCTCCATGTGGTTGAGGAGGAAATCGGCGCATTTGCCGACGTAGCCGGCCACCTCAATCAGATAATCGTGATGGTGGGTCGTCATCTCGATCCTCTGAAACCGACGACGCTCACCGCGGGCGCGCTTGAGGCGCGCCGCGTTCGCTCGGCTCGGGGGTGTGACCGGGGATGTCGGGCTGTATCAGCAGGGCGCGAAACATTGAGCCTGCGATGCACGTGAAACTGGCGGAAAAAGTGCCACGGATCAAATGGATTTTTGAGAGGATGCCTCCGCAACGAGAAGGGGCGTCGGCGGATGGAAAGCCGGGAACGCCGCGGAAAACCCGGATAAAATCAGCGCTGGAATGGGCGCCAAAGATCCCTTCAATTAAAGTCGAAAAATTTAGTCCGTTTCGCTTGACAGAAATCTTCAAGAACATCGTTCACGATTTTCTGACAGTGGCGATTCGGAAAATATCAGCGGTCTGTCAGAAAGCCGGTCAGAAAATTCATGAGGGTGCGGGTATGCTCGGCCTCTCGACCGGCACCATCGAACTCTACAAGCGCGGGACGCGGCGCGACGACGGCCGCGCCGTCGTCATCCCCAAGACCGTCGAACTGGCCTGTGCCGCTCTGGCGCTCGGCATTCGCAAATACGACGGGCCTCAGGAGACGGCGTAGGGGTTTGTGTGTGGCAAATGGCGTTTCGATACACACAACGCGGCTTGTCGCTATCCTGCCAGCCTCAAGCGTTCCCGGCCGCCGCCCATTCCGCCAATCCCCACCAGCCCTTGTCGTTCCGGCATGTGCGGCGGCAGAAAGGGACGCAGCACGGGAGGCGCTCAGTCATGGAATGAGCACCCTGTTTGGATCGTAATCCATGACGCGATCAGGGATGCGATAGACCGCCGCGATCCGGCCGCCGCGCCAGAAGGTGACGGCGCGCTCTGCTGGCGCCCAACGCGCCTCGAAAGCGCTTGCATCGGGCGGAAGCGCCCCGCGCTTGCGCAAGATGACGGCGGCATAGAGGCAGGCGTGCAGCGCCATGAGATCGCCCGCGGCCACGCGCGGGTCTCCGACCATGCGCTCGTCGAGACGATGCTCGCGGATGATGGCCGGCTTGGTGCTCATGGCAGCACCTTGTCGCGGATCACCCCCTTGAGGATGGCTTCGACGGCGGCGTCGCGGCGGCGATATGCCGTGCGGCGAGAGTAGCCGAGCGCCCTGAAGAACTCGCCGAAGGCTTCGTTCTTCGCCTCGCACCACAGCCATAATTGCAGCGCCTTGCGCGCCGGCTCGTGTTCAGCCGCGCCGAGATAGCGCAGTGGCCACTGCAGCGCCGCTTCGATGCGGCTGATTTCCCGCTCGGCGCCGCCGTTGCGCGCGTCCTGAAATCCTTTGAGCGTGCCGGCTCCGGCCATTTCGACAAGCTCTCCCCACTCGACCATCGTCTGCGGCCAGACGCCGCCCTTGGAACTCGGGCCGACGCGGCCGACGAGGCGCTCGCAGCCGCGCGCCGCTTCGCGCAGGCGCAGACGGACATGATCGGTCGACCAGCGCACTTCCTCTGTCCGAATGATGACGCCTGCGAGCAGCCGCGCCGCTCGCGCGTCGCTGATCCGGCCCGGAATGGAAGAGTCGTCGTCGAGCAGCGCGGTTTCGCTTTCTGACAAAGCAAAACCGGCTTCTGACATTTTTTCTGAAATTGCGGAGTCAGATTTTCGCGCACCAATGCCAAGAAGTGCAGAAAATCCAGCGCGTTCATGCGCCACACCTTTTCTGACATTTTCGAATGAGCGCCTGTCAGATTTGCGAGCCATCCCGCCTCCAGAACTTCCAGAGGTCGCGAATGACGGCCTTTTCCATGACGCGTAAAGCATCCGCCCGCGCGTGCGCCTTGGGCCAGTCGGGATGCGTAATCGCCGTGCGTTCGCGCCGGCGGACATAAATCTCGCCGTAAGGCCCCGCCGGCTGTCCGTATTCCGTCTCGCTCTTGGCGGCGGCCACGAGTTGCACTTTCGCCATCGGCTCACCGATGCAGGCTCTGACCTCTGCCAGCCTGGTCGCGACGTAGCCGGCTTGAGTCCACTCCTCCGCCGTCAGGCCGCCTTTGCGTCTCCACTGCGAATAGGCCATGCCGTTGAACGGCGCGAGACCGAGGCGCTTCCAGAGCTTTTCCGGCGTGCTGTAGCGAGTGCCATCCGACAGGTCGCCCGTCTCGCTGACGAGGATGGCGAACGCCTTGTCGCCGAATCCACGCACGCCAGCGACGAATTCGTGCGCGGGCAATCGGCGCGCCAGCCGCTCCATTTCTCGCTCGACGACGCGGCGACGCGCGAGGATCGGCGACAAGGCGTCGCGCAGCACGGCGCCGATAGCCTCGCAGGCGTCGTAGATTTCCCTGTCCGCATCCGGCGCGTCGCCGCCGGACAGCAATATTCTGACGATGGTGTCCTTGCGCTTTAGGATTTGCGCATCGGCTTCCCCGTCTTTTTGGTTGAACCCGAGATACCGCGCGACGCGGTGCCCAAGCCGGGTCGTGATGCCCATCTGGAGCTTGATGAGCATCTTGCGCTCTCCGCCGATCTCCTGGAGCGCGGCGCAGATGGTCGCGATTTCGGAAGACGCGGAGGCGACAGGCGCGGGAAGTCGATGGCCATTTCCGGCACGTCGAGTATGGCGCCCATCGCCTCCGTTGTCCCCCTCTTGCGAAGGGGATTCTTGAGACCCGCCGGCGGAATGGAAGCGGCGATTTTGCGCGACACGGCATCGGCCGGCGGGCCTCTCCCCGCAAGGGGATTGTTGCGGCGTCAGGGGCACCACGATCCTGGCCGTTTCCGGCGATCGACTAGCGGCCCCTGACGCCTTTCCCTTGCGGGAAACTTTGCGGGACGGCGGCTGGGAAAAGCTGGCGCTTGCGCGCGCAGATTTACTGGCCGCCGTCCCTTTCCGCTTGCGCGGAACCTCAATCTCTCGCGACTCAGACATGGGCTTCCTCCGCCGCTTTCTGGAAAATCCTCTGCATGTCTTTCAGACCAACCACGTCGCGAATGCGCGCGTTCGGATCATCCGGCCGCCCATAATCGCGGACCAGACGCAACAGCGCCGCCTCATAGGTGTTGGCCGCGACGAACCGGTCGATCTGCGACCAGCGCAGATCGCCGATCGGCGTGCCGTCGCGCAGTTTGTGCGTGTCGAATATTGTCGTCGCGACCGTGCGGATCGCGCGAATGTCGGCGATCGAACGCGGGCGACCAGATGGCGCAGCGACTGGAGGCGAGCGCGATATGGTCGATGACGACGACGAATTACCGGCCTTCCAGTCGCTGCTTCTGGATGACGACGGCGCGGCTTGCTTCATCAGGCCGTCACTGGCGACACCGGGATGGCCGCTGCCGTCGTCAACTTCGGGGTGGGGGCTATCAACCACAGGCCGTCTCCGGCGCATTTCAACAGGCCCCTCCACCCCAGGCGCTCTCGCGCCTATCCCATCGCCGCACATGTCCGTCGCCACCATGCGCAGATATTCCAGTCCGGCGACCTCGGTGACCGCCTTCGCCAGCGCGGCCATGAGGCCGTCGCCGGCGTCTCTCAATTCTTCGACAAACCCCGCCAACGCCTGCGACGGATCGCGCCCGTTCTTGCGAAGCAAATCCGCAGCGATTGCAAAAAGCAGTGCGCCGTCTGAATCGACGCCCGCTCTTTTCATCGCCGCCTCAATCGCCGTCTCTCTTCCCTGTCTCATGGCCGTCTTCTCCTCGCTAGAATGTCAGCGCGTCCAGGTCAGACGCCGCGTCTATCCCGACATCCCGTTCGACCCGACGCTCGCCGCGGTCGGCGCCAGCGCTGTCGGCGCGACGAGAGAACCCCCGCACTTTGCGTCCGGTGAGCCAGATGTAGGGTTTTTCTCGCTCTATTATCCGCAGTTGCATCAGGCGCTCGCCGTGACGCTTCATCGCCTGCGCGAGCTTGTCCTGCGCTTTTTTAACAGCCGCATCGTCGCCATCATCGACCTCTCCAAATTCCATCGCGGCAAATATCTCCGCAAACTGCCTCCATTTCACCACGCGCGTCCCGGATGGGAGGCCGAGCGCGATCGGAGCATCTTCGCCGTGATCCGCGAGCGCCCGGTAGATCGCTCGCAGGAATACCTCGCATTGCGGCGTGAGCTTGATCCCGGCGTCGGTCGCTTTCGATGTTTCTCCAGGCTCCCCATCCGCGTTCGGCGCCCGCACGACGCAGCTGGTGATCGGATCGCCGTCGGCGTCGCGTCCGAGTTCGACCGCCGGAAGCACAAACCGCCATTTCCGGCCCGATTCCCCGTCCTTCTGTTTGACAAGCTCAATCTCTCGGATCACGCGCCGATCGATGTCCATTTCCTCGAGCTTCTCGATCTTCAGCACGGAGTCGAGATTGGCCAGAATCGAGGTATGGCCGCGCGGCTTCTGGCCGCCCGCGTTCATGTGATGCACCAGCATCACGGCGCAGTCGCATTCGCGCGCCAGGCGCTCGCAGCGCGCCAGCACGGGCCCGATGTCCTTGCTGCTGTTTTCGTCGGCTCCCGGCGTCGCGGTGGACAGGGTATCGATCACAATGAGTTCGAGCGGGCAATCGAACGTCGTGGCCCAATGTTTGATTTCCGCGATCAGCGCCGTCGTGGCGTCATCCCCCGAATAGAGGTCCACCGTCGTCGGCAGAAGCACGAATGGCAGCGGGACAGACGGGTCGAGCCCATGCTCGAGTCTGTAGGAGCGGATGCGCTTCTTGATGCCGCGGCCGCCTTCGCCGGCCTGATAGACGACGCCGCCGCGCCGAACCTTCGCGCTGAACCACGAGACGCCTCGCGCGACCGCCAAAGCGAGATCGATCGCCAGAAAGCTCTTGCCGCTCTGAGAGGCGCCAACCATCATAGTGCGCTCGCCGCGCGTGATCACGCCCTTGACGAGCCACTCGTGCTCCGGTCCCGGCGCGTCGAGATCGACCCATTTGACTGCATGGAATCTGGATACGTAAGGCGGCGGCTCGAAAAACGGGCGTGACTCGGTGAGAAACGCGGCCGCGGTCAGAACGCGCGGGATGTTGTTGAGATCGATGGTCGCGCGCGCTGTCATTCGGCGATTGCCCCCGCCTGATAGGACCGGGCAATGATGGCGAGCGAATCGAGGCGGCGTTGTCTCATAATTTAAACGCCTCCTGTTTCGCCGCCGGCGTCGGTCACCACCGCGTCGACCCTGCCCAGCGTCGGGACAATCTCGCGGCAGTCGCCGAGATGCAGCGTCACGCCCTCGGCAAGATGTTCGACGCGGGAGCTCATGGAAGTCTTTCCGATACAAGCCGCGCGTAACCGGCGATATCGTCCCAATGATCTTTGTGGTTAGCGTCGCCAGACATAATCCTCGCGATCTTGTGGAGGATCATTTCGAGAGCTTCGGTTTGGACAAACGACAGTTTCTCTTGATCTACGTTTTCGCGCACGAATAACTTCAGCTTTTGCGCGAACCGGGCATTGTCGCTGAAATCCCCATGTTGAGCGCGCCGCTCTTTCAGGATTGTGTCGATGTCGCTCATTCCGCCACCCCCCGCGCTTCGATTTCCAGCATCGCCGCGCGGATGAATTCCGCCGCTAACGGCGCGACGATGGCGTTGCCGTATCCGCGGAGCATTTTCGCGCGAGACTTGCCGTCGTAGGGGCGCTCTCGCGAAACCAATTCCCAATCATCTCGCGCAGCGCCTTTTCTCCCCAATTCCCTAGCGCCGCGTTCATACCGAAGCAAATGACCCGCATATTCCCGTATGTATAGCCCTCGGTCGGGGCTATCCTGTCCAGCGATGGCGAGTTGTATGTTATCCCGGACGAATGAAAGTCGAACGGTGTTCCGGTTAATTCGCAAACGCCTTTTTGGACGCGAGCCTCTAACTCGTCCAAATGCTCCAAAAGGTCGCACGGAATACCCTTCCGCTTCGCGCGCCGCGCCGCCTCCTTCGCCAACATCCGACCCCTGTTTAAAGCGTCGTAGACTTGGCGATATTCTTTCTCCTTGTCCTTGCGCTTCTCCCGCATGGCTTTCCGGTTTTCCGGCCGCGAAGATCGCCAAGTCTTCTCGTATTCCCTTTGGCATTCGGCGCAAAGCGGCCTTAGCCCGTCCCGCGACCGCCCCGAATATTTCCGAAAGGCGGTCGACGGCTTGTGTCGCAAGCATTTCGTGCATTGTTTTGCGGTATTCTGTCCAACAGGCGAGGCGGTCATCGAGGTCCTTTGGGGAAATGTCGCGAATGTCGCGCTCGTCCACATGGCCGGGAGCGATCAGGTTCGCGGAGATAAGATTGCGAAGCCATTGCGCAGCGTGCGGGTCAATCTCGTTGTAGTAGGCACGCCCCATCGCCGCGCCGCCTGCCTTGCAAAAGAGATCGAGGGCGAGCGGGCGAGTCATTCGGCGGCTTCACTACGAATTACGTTCCGCGTAGTTCTTCCGAGCGCATACAAGATCGTCGTGTGGTCGCGATTGAAAAACGCGCCGAGATGAGTCGTTGAACTCTTCGGCCAAGCAGCGGCAACGCGCCGTATAGCCTCGTGGCGCGCCAAGACCTTTTTTTTCTCGCGAGATTTCTCAAAGATATCGCGAACGGTCACGCCATGAACCTCCGCAACGTCCTTGATAATTTTCATCGCCTGGGAGCGCGGCGTCTCAATCACTGTCATCATGATACTCTCCTAGCTACTTTGGCACGCTCACGGGCGCGGCGGATCATTCGGTGAGGATTGCGCACGATCAGAACGATGCTGACCCGGCCAGATTTGAAGCGGAAAGCGCGGCGCTCGATCATGCCGCATCCCGCGCACGGACGGCGAGCAGCACGTCGTTCCAGTCGAAGCCGGGCGGACTCATGCACACGAAGACTTCAAGGCCGAGACGCCGAAACCGCTCCGCCCCGGTGCATAAAAGCGCCCGCGTTGCGGCCGGATCGCTGTCGCCATCGCCGAGAAGCGCCAGCCTCTTGACGCCGGGCGGAATCCACATCGCCGCGCTCGTCATATCGGGCTCGCCATTTGCGATCGTTGCATTGGGCGAGCCCTTCGGCGGCTTCGGATGTGGGATCGTTCCCGTCGCGCCGCCGCACAGATTGCCGAGCGAATAGGCGGCGGCGACAGACGCCCCTGCGAAGTCGTCGCCAAACCATCCGACCCGGGCAAGTGCGCGCCAGGAAAGCGCCGTCTCGATCCCTTCGCCGATGGCGAGCGTCTCGCTTGCCGGACCGAGCATGATCAGGCCGCCGCCCATGCGGAACGTGCCTTTCTTTGCTCGGTTCCGCGTCCGATCGCCGGGCGGCCGCAGCTTGATCGGCTGGCCGCTGGGTGGCTTGACGCCTTCAAGCGTCGTCTTGCCGGCATCGAGATAGGTTCTGTGGATCCCGGTGATGCGCCCCTGTGCGTCCCGCACCGCCGCGATCATGCAATGATAGGCCCCGAGCTCGGCCTCTGCATCGGGCAATGGATCGCCGTTTTCGTCGCGCGCGCCGGGCTTGTGAACATGGCCACGATAGGCAAGATTCGGAACGAAGCGCAGGTCGGCGCATATTTCAGACTCGAGAGAGATCCCACGCCGGTCGAGATAATCCTCGGCCTTCGTCCCCTCGATCGGCGCGCCCTGCTCGAACAGAGCCGTCGCGCGCTCGATCGAACGCAGGAGCTCGGCGGATTCCTTTCTTTCGCGCGCGATCTCATCGTCTTTGCGCTCTTCTCGACGCTCCCGATCAATCGCGGGGTCGCGCGGCCGCATCGCCGACTGACGCTTCGGCGGCGGTTCATCCAAAATCGTCTCACATACGCGAACGAACCCATCGCCTTTCGGCTCGACGCCCATGATGTGCGCGACCATGTCCACGATCCCGCCTCCGCCTGCGCCACGACAATTGAAAACGCGCTGCTTGGTGTTGACCGAAAAGCGATCTGTTCCCCCGCAGACAGGACATGGGCCAACATGCTCGGCGGAGCCGGCGCGCTTTAATTGCGCGCCGAGCGCCATGGCGGTTTGAAGAATGTCTGAGTCCTTAGCTCGTTGAACCCAATCGTCGAATTCCAGATCGTCGCTCATGGCGTCCTCACCCGTTTAACAAGTTCGCCTGCAATCGCGCGGTCACGCAGGCACTGCTCGATCACTCGCCCGATCAGCCATTGAGGATCGACTCCACGGGCCGCCGCGTGCCGTGCGGCCGCGCTCATCGCATCGCGAGAAATCACCACCGGAAAGCACGACTGGGCACGTGTTTTCGGAACCAGCCGAATGCCGTGGCGGGAGAGGAGCGAATAGACGTTTTGCGCCTTTGCGCCGCCGCCGATCGCTTCCGCGATATCGTCCGCCGTCGCCCCTCCGCCCGCCAGATAGGCGGCGCGGATGATGTCGCTCTGGGAATATCTGCGCATGCGCGCCATTCGCGTCCTCTCGGCTATCGTTCGAGTTGACGCTGCACGTCGCGAAGCACAGGCAAAATTTTCGGCTTGCCGACGTCGAACAGGATGAGGAACCGCTCGATGATCTCGATCCGTCTTTTTCGCCTTGGTCCGAGAGGAATCCTGCATTCCGACACTTCCTCAGCGATCTTCATGAGCTCACATACAAAGTCGTCGTAAGTGAACCGCTGTGGAGATGGCGTCTCTTCCGACTGAGGGGTTTCCGCTGGGCCGCTCAACCGCTCACCTTGCTGGCGGTGCGGACGGCGGCGCGCTCGGACGGCGTCCCTGCGCCTGTGGCGATCCTGGTGTGATGGGGACAGTATGGTCGACCGGCGCTCATGTCGGCGTGCGGGGCGCCGCAATAACGGAAAGTCTCAAGATCGCACGGCTCTCCGATCGGCCAACGACACGAATGAATATCGAGATCGAGCAGCGTCACGAATCTGGATTGCGGCGCCGCCGCAGTGTCCACGACAAGCGTCGGTGTGGACTTCGTTCTGCTGGCGGTCTCCCCGGCGCGGAGCGGTAGTTGTCGGCCAATGCTCTTCTTCTGTGCCACCTGCGCATCACGCCATGCGTCTGCGTTACGGGCCGGCGTCGCGGTCGACGCGATCTTTTTCGAGCGCGTGGCTGGATTTGCGGAGCGTTTGACGCGTTCGGTCAGACCGAGTCGATGAATCTTGCCGATGACAGCGCTGCGCGTGCACCACGGCCCGATCTCCGTTGCAATCTGACTGCAGCTGAATCCGTCATTCCAGAGCGCTTTCAGCTTTTCTATGTTGTCAGGCGTCCAGCTCATGCGGCGCTCTCCCGGTCGAACTTTCCAGCCTCGTTCCCCCAGCTTTTCCAGCCGCGCCGCCGCTTGCGGGAGAACAGATCGATCCGGCGCGCGTCGGGCGCGAAGGCCTCGACGAGGCGGTAGAATTCCTCCGGTTTTCGCGAGTGCTGACGAGCCACGCCGTCGAAGAGCGAACTGATCGCGTCCATGTAGATCGGCTTGCCGATTTTCCCGATCAGCACGTCCTCGTGATAGGAGCGGACGACAAATCCAGGCCCTGGGCGAGGATTGCCGTTACGGGTCACCTTGCGCCACGCGGTGCGCGTGCAATAGGCGAAGCCCCATGCGCGTATCACCTCGAACCCGCGATCGAGCATTGGCGCCGACGTCCATAGGAACAGCCACGCATCGCGCGCCGCCAGGCCGCTGACCGGAAGAGCTGAAATTTCGTCGATCGACATCAAATCGTAGTGCGCGGCCGCGGACTTCGGCGAAATCTCGTCGTTGTAGCTCTCGAAAGCCCAAGGCGGATCGGCGACGATCACGTCGAATGAACGAGGCCTGTGAGGAGAAAATGGCCACGTCATGCCGCGCGCTCTTCGGAATAGAGATCGAGAACATCCGCTTCTTCGGTCGTTATGAACTCGAATTCCGCCGCGCGGCGCAGGAGCGCCACGACGTGGCGCTTGTCGCACTGGCGCCGCAGGCAAATGGCGTCGACGTTGAAGCCGTCGCGCGCGTCGCTGACGATCAGGTCGTCGAGCTTCGGATTGATCCATCCCATGACCGGATGACGCCGCGATCTTGAATCATCAGCCATCGCGTCCCCCGCGTTGCGAGAGGGCGCTGCGCGCAGGAGGAGGATCGCCCATCAGGGAAGAGCTTACGTCGCGCCTCCGGCCTTGATCCGCCGCCTTGGCGATCTTCTCGAGACCGCGCGCGGCAGTCGTGACCGGGAACGCCGGCGCCTTCGAGGCCTGTTGCTGCTCGCAAGATTGTGACGCCGGCGGCGCATCGAAGACAGGAGTTTCACCTTGGCCCGCCTTCGCAAAGCCGTCCGGCAATGTGATCACGAGCCCGGCGGCCGATGCCGACCACTTCGCTTCGACCTTCAGACGGATTTCGTTCGGCCAGATGTTCACGACGCCGATCGAAAGACGCTGAACACCGCGCAATGCCGCCGCCTCGAATTGTCCGCGCTCCGCGTCAGGAACGATGCGGATGAGGTTGCACGACTTCCCGCCGATCTGGACCTTGAAGCGCGGTCCATGACTTTCGATCCACGCCGCCGCGCCGCGCCTCAGACAAATCGACGCTCGCACCTTCGGCTGCGTTTTCGACTTGTGCCTCGTCGCCCAGACATTGAGCGAGACGGTGACATCTGGCATTTGCGCGGCCGCGCCCGGCGTCTGCTTTTCAAGGTCGATCCAGTCGTCATCTTCAAAATCGTCGGCGCTCATTTCTTGGGGGCTCCTCGAACAGATGCAATTCGCGCGGCGTCGTGCGCGCGACATGGTGACAGGCCCAATCGAAGATCGCGGCGGCGTCGGCGGCATTGTCGTCAGAGGCTCCGCGCGGCAAATAACCCAGCAGGATGGCGCGCTGAAGCACCATCTGTTTTGTCGCCTTCCGCGCATCGGCCTTTTGCTTTGGCGTTTTTTCGCCGCGCGTGATTTTCAGCGCGCTCTTCTTCCCGCAGAAATGCACACGCACAACGTCGGCCCTCACTGTCCGAATCGGCACGGATTTGCAGGCGGCAAGCGCGCGGACGACGCCATGGAAGTGAAGCTGCTGAATCACCACGTCAGCAGAAAGTTGAGCCAGTGGGTGGAGGAAATCTTCGACGATGATCGCATCGGGACTCTCGACCCTGAGCCAATCTCGCATGAAATTCGCCAACCGTTCGCACCCGTGCGTGAAATTCTCCCCTCGCTTGACGAAGCGCTCTGTCCAGATGCGCGGCTTGTCGTCGCCGGCGACGCCGATCGCAACGCCGGTCAAAGCCGCAATGTCGAGCGCCATCAGCTTCATTCGCCGAGCCCGTCGTCTTCATCGAGCGGAGAGATGCCTTCCTCAAGACGCGCTGCGTTCTCTCGCGCGATGCGCGCGTCTTCCGTTTCGCGCAGATGCCGCGGGCGTAGATCGCGGTTGTCATCAACCGCTTGCGCATCATGCGCCTTCACCGCATGGTCGAAGAGATCGCCGGCCTCGGCGACTGCGCGCAGCGCCTCGAACGCCTCATGATCGTCGTCATCGCTCGGCTCTGCCTTTTTGCAAGCCCGTTCGAATTTCAGCTTCGCTATCTCGACCTTGATGTGCGCCTTGAAAGCCTTCGAATTCAGACCGGCGTTCTTGGCGGCCTCGTAAAGGTCGGGCAGCGGCTCGCGGATGGATTTGCAGACGAGCATGTTCTCCACGCGCTGATCTTCAAGCTTCTGGTGAACGGCGAGAACTTCCTTTGTCCATCGGCCGAGCACGGTCGGGTCGACGCCGTTGTGTCCAGTAACGCTCATGCGAATCTCCTTTCAGCTACATCGTGTTGTCGCGCCGCACGTCTCCCACTTCAGACAATGCTGGCGGCGGGCTTCCATTCGTCTCCGTCAGAAGATCGACCACGGCGCCGATGACGCCGGCTGGCGCGCCCGCCGCGCTGCGCGTCACCGCGCGACGGATGGTATCGACCGGCGTGCCGTGCTGGAGCGCGAGAGAAAGGACGAGAGCGCCATCCCGCGCGTCGTCGGCCGCGTCCGTTGACTGCTTGCACGCGTCGATGAAGACCTCGGCGAGTCGGCCATCATCAAAACGACCGACGCCGACGACGTAGGCGCGCCCTCGAAACTCGAGATCGAGGAGTTCGTGTTCGCGGCGATTCCGGAGAGCGTGACGTAGCGTCATGGCCCCACCCACGGCGCGATGAACAGGGCAAGTCGATATGATTTTTTAAGGATCGCTTTAGCCGTCAGCGTCCTCACGTCGCGCCAGCATCGCCTCCAGTCTTTCAATTCGCGCCAGAAGCTCGCGAGCGTCATAACGTGCCTCTTTTTCGAGTTGCTCGGATCGAGCCGCGCGAAGTTTAGTCAGTTCGTCGGCGCTGATCTTGATGCGCGGATCGCGGTGGTAGATGTCCCGCACGCGGTTGAAACTGAATCCATCGCCAGCGAGTCGGCGATGCGCGCGAACGAGCATCGCCTTCACGCCGTCGCCGATCCGTAATGGCCCGGCGATCTCACGCAGCAACTCGGACGCTTCGATGACCGAACTCACGAAACGCTTCTCCAATTCCGATGACATGTCGGAAATTTCCTTCGTCTTCTGTGGTCGAATAGCGCCATGGAGACGAGGGACGATGCTTACTCACTCACTCTATCTGACTGCGCGAGGCTGGCAGGCCGCGGCGCAACAATTCTCCCGAAAAAGCCGGGGCCGTAGCCCCGGCAGTTCAAGGGAGGAAACGCCCAAGGAGGGCGCAGCGCCGGTGGCTGGCCGACGCTGCATCCGCGCGGAGATGTGAGCCGCGAGGATATCGTTGCGGCATAAGCCGCAAATCTCAGAACTGATTCGCCAGCACTCTTTCGAGGCTGACGGTCTTCCGAAGCTTGCCGATTTTCTGGAGCCACCGGGTGAGAGTCACCGTCTTGACCGGAGTCCCGTTGATCGTGAGATGGTACGCGATGTCCTTGACCTTGGCGCCGCCGTCGAACAGGCGCTCGACGAGTTCCTCGTCGAATTGCTGCGACTTCGTGCGCGCCGATTTAACCGCAATGTCGACGCCGAGCCCGCGCAGCAACGCCGCTCCTTGGCCGATCAGCGGCCGGGCAACTCCGTATTTTTCCGCCATCGCGGCGGAACTCATCTCGCCGAAATCGGCTACAAACCTTTCGAGATTAGAGAGTGCGTCTGAGTTGATGGGCATGAGTATCCTTCCTTTTCAAACCGGGCCTGCTCCCGGAGCGCCAACTTTATCGCGGGCGCATTCTTCGGACGTGTGGCCGCGCATTTTTGGGCGCTGGGGATCGTCGATCGGACATTCGAGCAGCGAACCGAGGTGGGCGACGATGCGCTCTGCGTCGCGATTGGAGATCGGGACCGATTTTGCCTCGCCACGCGGCGTCGTGAACAGCAGCACGACGCCGCCGCTTGGATCATGCGGCGCGACGCCTTCGAATCGGTCAAGCGAGGTCATGCCGCTGCTCATGTGTTTCCTCCCTCAAAACATTGCCGACGCCATCACGGCGATAGCCGACGCGACGACGCAGGCGAATGCGATCGCCATCACCGTCGCCATCGCGGCGATTTCGCCGAATCGCTCGCGTATCTCGGTCAAATCGTCGAGACCGCCCATGCGACCGATATCCCTGGTGAGACGCGTCATCGCCATCCCTCCACAAGCTGTGGCCCGCGGAGCATCGCGGGATGCCAATACCAGTGGCCGCGCACATGGCGGCGGAACTTGAAGCGGCGAGGGCGCATCAAATCTTGCCTTTCTTGCGCTTGGCGGCCTTAAAGACGCGCTCGGCGCGGTCCACCATCGCAACGCTCAAGAAACCGATGGAGAACATGAGATGACGGAACAATCCGAAAAGCCGCTTGACCCGATCGCCGTCGAACTTGCTGCGCTCAGATTGATGATGCGCGACGAATCCGACGCCGCCAGCGACGCCGTGATCGCAAGACTTTCCGGCATGGCCGACGCGGTGATCGCAGGATTCCAACCGCTTGCGAAGTCCCCGGCCGCGCTGAAAGCCGTGCGGGAATCCGCGATCGGCCTCATCGCCGATTTCAGATGGCGCGCCTTCATGGCGCGCTGGCGCGCCGAGGTCTTTGGTGAGGCGAGTCATTCTGCGGCCTCCCGGTCGCCATCGGCCGGCGCGGCGTTTTCGGCGAAAGCTGACGAAGGTGCGGCGGCATTACAAGATCGAGAAGGATAAGGATAAATATCCGGGCGAAGCTCGTGCCGCGGAACGCCTGTCGCGCTTTCAACGTCGATTACGCGTTCCGCTGGGACGCGCTTCCACTGCGAAACCGCTTGCGGCGTGATGTTCGAGAGTCTGGACGCGAGGCCGGTGTTTCCGCCCGCTATTTCCTTCGCTCTCTTGAGTGCTGCGTCATTCATGGTGCTATGAAAGCATACCTTTCCGGTCATGGCAAGCAAAAAAGAAACCTACTCTTTCATGGACTCGACGCGCCTGCTCAAGGATACTTTCGCTCATGGACACAATCGCTAAACGTATCAAACACATAAGATCAAACGTGTTGGGCCTGTCTCAAGCGGGACTCGCCGAAAAGCTCGGCGTTACACGCGGCGCCGTCGGCAACTGGGAGCTTGGCGGCACCGTCGAAACCGAGAATTTGTTCAAACTTTCAAGTCTCGCAAACGTGCAGCTTGAGTGGCTGGCAAAGGGAGTAGGCCAAATACCGATTGGAAAGCCTCTTCGCTCCGAAGAATTCCGTGAAGCTTCAGACGTTGAACTCGGAGTAGCGTCGCCGCCGCCCTTGCCAGTCTTTTCCGCCGCAGAAGGCGGACCTGGCATCATGGTCGTGTCATCCGATCCCATCGATTTTGTTGATCGACCATGGTTCCTGAGATATGCGGCCGATTCCTTCGCAGTCTTAATCGTCGGCGATTCGATGGAGCCAGCGTACGAAGCTGGCGAAATGGCGCTCGTCAACAAACGTCTTCCTCCGATGCGAGGCAAAGACGCAATTTTCGTGTCCGCAGTTGACGGGGGGGATTTTCGGGCAACGATCAAGCGGTTTGTGAAGGCAACCGAGCACGAGTTCATCGTGGAACAATTCAACCCACGCAAAGAACTGCGACTTACTAGAACAAAATGGAACGCGGCGTTCCGTGTCGTTGGGAAATATTCTGGATGATGCACTAGCCATGGAGGATGCTATGCGCTTTATGTTAATTTTCGCGGCTGTATCAATTCCCCTCGCATCTTGCGCCCATAAAGCAGAGCCGATTTCCTCTGGGTCATACGATGTAGTAACGAGCTATTCAAAGCGACTGCCAGGAAAATATCTATTATATATAGATGCGACAACGCTAAATACTACAATCAGGCCGCGCAGCGTCGAATGCGCAGCGCATTCGTTTCCGATCGAAGGCGAAAACGGATTTTCTGGATCGATCCGCGCGACGCTCGCAAACGTCGTCGAAACCGTCGAAGTGGTCGGCGAGCCAATTCCGGCCGATCGATTGAGCGCCCGCGGCGCCCGCGGATTGATTGTGGTCCGCTCCGAAAATGCCGACGGCCGCATCAAGATCGAGCCGAATTTCTGGGGAGCGGCGATCACGTCGGAGATGCATATCGTCGCAACCGTGACTGTGGACGGAGCGGGCGGGCGGCTTTTCGGAACGACCGTCGAAGGCATAGGGCGCGGGGACGCTCCAGTTGGAATTATGTGCTCCGGCGGCGGTATTTCGCTTCAAGAGAGCACCGAAAAGGCCATCAAGGATGTCGTTCGCAAGATTGGCGAAGGCGTCGCAAATTCTGATCGTGTGCGCGGCGGGAAAGCGTCATGAACTCATGTTGAACCGGAAAATTTCAAAGACGTAATGGGAGAGACGGGCAATGAAAAGACAGCGCAATATCATGATCGTATTTACCGCTGGGTCGGGCGATCTTCTTCGACTTCAAAAATGGGCGGGTGTTTGCCATCAAGCGGCAAAGAAAGTTCTTGTCTCAGAATTTCATCCGCTGATGAGGGGATGTTTTTCAGACTGCGCGGTCTTCTGCGGGACCAGTGACAATTCGCCGGAGGAGATTGCTGCGACCCTCCGAGGCGTTCTCGATCGTCGAGATTTCTTCGGAGAAGATCGATTCGCCGTCGCCGAAGTCGGAACCATCTCGGTGTCCGACGCAGTCGCGGCCGGCGTGATTCGCCGAGGGTAATTCCCCAAAAACCTTGCGCAGTTCATATTCGTCTGCGTTCGGGAATACATAGTGAAGCACGCGTGCCGGCAAGCCGACGATCCGCGCCGCTGCCTCAAACGGAATAGCGAGAATTCCCGCAGTTGCCGTAATAATCGGAATGGGTTGGAAGACGATTTTCCATTTTTCGGCGTGAATTCTGGTCAATTTTATCCTCGCGCGTGTCTCTCAACTACAGAGATTCCCGAACTCTGAATCGTTAACACGCTTATCCAGTACCCAGAGGCGGGCGCGCCTGAAGCGCGCCGCCGCGCTGATCGCAGCAGAAAATCTTGAAGCTGCGACATCGGTGGTAAGTACCAAGATTCTATCCATAGATATTCCACTTAGCCGCGCCCGCGCCCGCGCGACCGGTCGCGCGCGGACCAAAGAACGCGCGGAGGCGCGTCACCCGCACATATACGCGCGCGGAAACCTGATTGCAAGAAATTGAAAGTTACTCTTTCTTTTTTGCTTGCCATGACCGGAAAGGTATGCTTTCATTCCTCACCCTAGCCACATCGATGGGGTTTGAAATGCTCACCGACAATCAACTCGCCACGCTCATTTTCGCCGCGCCATTCCTGGCGCTGGCGCTCGCCTTCCTCGCCGGCCAGACAGCGCTCGCGCTCGTCGCCGCCCGCTCGCGCCGGGTGGCGCTGACATGATCGGCGATGTCCTCTCCCCCGGCGCCGTCCCCTTGGCTATCGCCACGGGCCTCTTGCTCGCCACGCTCGACGAATCTCGCCGCGCGCGCTGGACCAACCGCGCCGCGATCGAGAGATTCCAGGCCGAGCGCGATCGAGTCGAACGCGTGCGCGCCGATTCGGAGGAAGCGAGGCACCGATTTCTGCGCGAGCGCGTCCATCGTGCGATCAAAATCGCCGGAGAGACCACGGCGCGCATTGCTCGCCATCAGCGTCTCACGGACGGGATGCATTCAGCCGGAACATGGGGGCGCTCATCGCTACGCCGCACCATGCCGTCGCTGTTCGACTGAGGCGCCGGTCATGGCCAATCGCGCCTCCCCGAAAATCGACCGCGCGGCGGTGATGCGCCGCGCCCACGCCGATTACCGCTGGTGGAAGCGCGCCGGCGCCCCGAAACCCTTCGCCGATTGTCTCAAGGGCGCCTGGGCCGCCGCGCGCATGGCGCGGCGGATCGGCTCCACAAAATTCAAGATCGCCGCGTGACGGCGACAGCACTGGCGGTCCTCCCAGCCGTATGCCGCCCGGCCGACCGATGGCCGGGCGGCGAGGAAAGGGTTCAGATCATGCACGAATTCCAGATGCACGGCGAATTTGCGAGGCTGTCATGATCGCTGGAGAAATCGTCTTCGTTTTTGAAGAGCTTCCTCTTGGAGAGGAAATATCAAACGGTTTTGTTTGGACGTTCGAAGCGCGCGCTTGGGGCCGCGCGCTCGTCGAATACAGCGGCGACGGCGATTGGGCCGTCTCCGACATCGAGATCGCCACGACACGAGAGATCGCCGGCCCGGGCGGCGCCCGTCGCTGGGTCGATGGATATGCGTGGCTTGATCGCAAGAGCCATCTCTACACCCTGATCGCGATCGCTCTCCTGAAGCGCGAAAGTGAACAGATCGAGTGCAAGATCATCGCCGCGCTCGAAGCCGACGGCATGACCCTCGGCAATCCGAACGAAGAGCATCGCCTCGGCGCCCAGCAACTCGGCCTGGGGCGCTACGCATGAGTCCATTTCTCCATGGACAGCCTCTCGCTGAACGCATTCGCGCAGCGACGCGCGCAAGACCCTGACAAAGCCCCCAACTCAACCAAGGAGCAGAACATGAAAATAAGGTTCATGGGAATTTTGACGGTCGAGGCGGCCTTGAAGGCCGCCGAGAATGACCCCTACGCGCTGCGCTACGCGCCGCAGGAGTCCTTCACCGAGCAGGTCGCCCTCAAGGCCGCCGAGAAGAACCCCGACGCGCTGCAATACGCGCCGCAGGAGTCCTTCACCGAGCAGGTCGCCCTCAAGGCCGCCGAGAAGAACCCCTACGCGCTGCGCTACGCGCCGCAGGAGTCCTTCACCGAGCAGGTCGCCCTCAAGGCCGCCGAGAATGACCCCGACGCGCTGCAATACGTCCTCAACTTCGAGCTCTTCAAGAAGGTGGCTCTGCAGCTCCACATCGAAATCGAAACCTGACCGCTCGTCATCCAGATCAGCTCAGCAATTCCCGTGCTGGGCCGCGCGCGCCGCCTCGGCCGTTTCCTCCGATCCTCCCACGCCCGAGGCGGCGCCACCACCACATTGGAGTTTCTGACATGGACGACGAAGGCGCCTCCGAATGCCGGCAGACTTGACAATCTCGCGCCTTGGGGGCAGCATCGCCAAATCAGCGGTCAATCCCGCTGTGAGGCGTGGAAACCTCTTGGCTTGGGCGCAGAAGCGCCGCGATGGCGCTATTTTTGTGCGCGAAAGCACCCCGCTCTGGCGGGAGGGCGAGGATATAAGGCCCGCAAGGGCGCGAATAACTCCGCCTGACCCTGAGCCAGGTTTCCAACCTCCCGCCGCCAGCGGGGCCGTGGAAAGTCTCGTTGTCGGTTTCAAAACCGCTCAGGAGACTATCATGGCCGACACGCTTGCCGCTGCGCCGTCGCGCGCGCTTTCCCTTTCCGACCTCAACACCACCGTCAACCACGAGCCACGCGTCCATGACCTGCGGCTTGCGGAAGCGCTCGGGTTTGTCCAGCCGCGCGACATTCGCAAAATCATCGAGCGCAATTGCGCGGAGCTCAACGATTACGGGGTTTGCGCCACGGTGGCGCAAACCCCCTCCAAGGGGTCTGTCGGCGGCCGGCCATCCGCAGAATATTGGCTGAACGAACCCCAAGCCATCCTCATCGCGATGTTCGCGCGCACGGAGCGCGCGGCGGAAGTGCGTAAGCAGATCGTCGAAGTCTTCCTGCAATGGCGACGCGCCACGACGACGCCCGTGACGATCATCCATGCGGCGTCAACTCCGCAGAAGGAAGCAAAAAAGCGCGAGAACCGCATTCTCTTTTGGCGCGGGCGGCTCGACGAGGCGCAACAGATGCTGGCGCGGATCGAGCCGTCCAAGGCTCTCGATCCGATCACGGACGCCCAGACGCGCCTCACCCTCTCTCAGCGCATCAGTATTGCTTCCTACGCCGCCGGCCTGGTCGACGGAGAGAACGGACGCAGATACCCGCCGCGCCGCGATTTGGTGCTTGAGCGCGTCTTCACCGCTTTGGAGGGAATTTCGAAATGACCATCGCATCCCTTCCCGTCACATCGCTCGGCGCGGCTGCCGCCGCTGTCGTTGAGAAGCTCGCCGCGCCGGGCGCCATAGAGCGCATCGAGTGCCCGAACGACACCCATTGGCGCGCTCTGCGCCATGACGACGTGACCGCCAGCGTCGCAGCGGCGTTGCTCGGCGAGCACGAATGGGAGACGGCCTATTCGCTGTTCATCTCGAAGAGCGGCGCGCTGGAGAACGACGTTGAGGACTCCGGCCCCGTGCGGCGCGGGCGCCTGCTCGAACCCGTCGCCGTCCAAGTGCTGCGCGAAGAACATCCGGGCTGGATCATCCAGCACAACGCCGCCGCGGCCCGCGTCTATTACCGAGACCCCGAGGCGCGCATCGGCGGCACGCCGGACGTGGAGGTGCGCGACCAGGAACGCGGCTTCGGCGTGGTGCAGATCAAGAGCGTCGAGGCGTCTGTTTTTCGCCGCAAATGGTGCGCGGACGGCGCGCCGGAGCCGCCGCTTTGGATCGCAGTGCAGGCGATCATCGAGGCGGCTCTGACAGGCGCGACATGGGCTGCCGTGGCCCCGATCGTCGTAGGGCACGGCGTGGAAATGCCGCTGATCGACATCCCGCTCACAAGCGCCCCGGCCATCATGGCGCGATTGCGCGCCGAGGTCGCCGCGTTCTGGAAGCGCGTCGCGGAGAACGATCCGCCGCCGCCGGACTACGCGCGTGACGGAGCGACGATCGCTCGGCTTTACGGCGCCGACGACGGATCGACGATCGTGCTCGACGGCTGGAACCGCGGCCCGGAACTTGCCGCAGAAGACGAGACGCTCGCGAGCGGGATCAAAGAGCTCACCGAGCGTCGCAAGGCGATCAAGGCAGAGTTGCTTGAGAAAATTGGCTCTGCGTCTGTCGCGACGATCGACGGCCGCGTGTTCGCGACCGCGAAGACCGTAAAGAAGAAACCCTATGCCGTCGCAGCGAGCGAATACCGCGATGTGCGCTTTTCGAAACAGAGGGCGTGAAGATGAACGCGATCGTGAAAAAAGACGAAGTCGAGCAACTCAAGGGCCAGATCGCGAACCGCGATAGCGATTTCCGCATGGCTCTGCCGGCGCATATTCCCGTCGAGCGGTTCAAGCGCGTCGTGACGACCGCGGTGACCAGCAACCCTGACCTCATGCGCGCCGACCGTCGCTCGCTGTTCGAGTCCGCCATGAAGGCGGCCCAGGATGGCTTGCTGCCCGACGGGCGCGATGGCGCCCTGGTCATTTTCTCCGGTAAGGTTCAGTGGATGCCGATGATCGGCGGTATCCTCAAGAAGGTCCGCAACAGCGGCGAATTGCTGTCGATCTCCGCTTACGTCGCCTACACCAACGACGTGTTCGAATACACGCTCGGCGACGACGAGCACATCAAGCATATCCCTGATCTCGACGATCGCGGCAAGCCGCGCCTCGTCTATGCGATCGCCAAAACCAAGGATGGCGGCATCTACCGCGAGGTCATGACTGTCTCTGAGATCGAGAAGGTCCGCAATGTTTCGCGCGCGAAGAACGCCGGGCCATGGAAGGACTGGTGGGACGAGATGGCGCGTAAGACCGTGCTCAGGCGACTCGCGAAGCGTCTCCCGATGTCGAGTGACCTTGACGACCTTGTGAGGCGCGACGACGCGCTTTACGAATTTGATGGGGCTCGTGCGAGGGGGACGGATGCGGCGATTGCGCCATCAATCGGCCTCGCCTCCCGCCTGGACGCGCTCGCAGCCGCTGCGGCGCCAGCACATGATTCCGCCGCCGGCGAGATTATCGAACACGAGATAGACGCGTCAGACGCCGAACCCGGCGCGTCGCAGGCCGCAGGGGAAGACGCCGGCGCCGCGCTTGCCGCCGCCAGCGATACCCTAGCGGCCGAGCCATCTCCGGAGCAGAGGGAATGGTTCCGCGCGGGCGCGGCGGCGGCCGACAATGGCGTTTCGCGCAAGGCGCTACCGCCCGAGCTGCGCGGCGACGACCGGAAGGAAGACGCTGCCGAATGGTTGCGCGGCTACGACAGCCGGCGGGAGATCGTGAGATGATCCGCCGATACACGTTCAAGATTTACCCAACTCCCACGCAAGCTGTGGTCTTGCGCGAACAGGCGCGGCTTTGCGCAATCCTTTGGAATGCGCTTCTGGAAATGCGCGAAACGCGTTATCGGCGGGCGAAGCAGCGAGGGGACAAAAAAACGAGCCTGACGGCTTACGATCAGGGTAAGGAACTCACGAAGCTCAATCAGGCGACGAAAACGGACCCGCAGCTTGCGGAATGGCGGCTCTTGTCGAGCAAGCTCAAGGAGCGCGTAGCCGGCGATCTTGACCTCGCGTTCAAGGCGTTTTTCCGGCGCGCGAAGGGCGGGGCCGGCGCGCGATCCGGGTATCCGCGCTACAAGAGCACGCGGCACGCGGACAGTATCCCGTTGCGCGAGATGACGGGCGGTGGGTGGAAGTTTTCGGCGCATTCCGCGCCGGCCAGAAATGGCGAAGGTCGGACCAGGAAGGTTTATGATGAGGACCGGGAGAGTTGTAGTCGTTCCATGTGGCGGCTGATTTTATTCGGTGTCCCGGGCGCCATCAAAGCGCGAGGGCGGTTCCCTGTCGAACCGAAAGCCATCAAGACGGCGGATGTGAAATTTCATGACGGCGCATGGTGGTTTTCTGTAGCCGTCGAAATCGAGCGCGCACGCGCGCACGGCCAAGAGACATTGGAGGTCGCTTTCGACCTCATAGACCAATTCGCGGTCGTGAAAACCGCGAACGGCGGATGCCCCGCCGGCCTGAGCGACCCGTTTTCGAACGGGCGCAAGGGCGAATCCCGCAGGAAGGTCAACGCGGAAACCGAGGTCCCCTGCGGGACGCCTCCAAACGGGGGGGAAGCGCAGGACGTTGCTAC